CTCGCAAGCCCACCTGTTTCAATTGCAGTAGCAGCCGGGGCTAAGAATCTTGCCGCTGCGGGCACTAAACCTGCTCCATATCTTAGTCCGGCTGCCACGCCATAAGGAGACGCCACCCCCAAAGCAACTTGGCCGAGAGTGGCGGGCCATTGTGGAGTGGTCGCACGTTGCTGGCGAACGTATGCTTTTCTTTCTTCAGGGGTCAACTTCTCCTTGAATGATTGGAAGTCGAACCTCTGTTGTGAAGGCATGCCTTCACTGGGCGCAACTTCTTGCGGCTCAGTCGTTGGCGCAAGTTTGCTTACATCGTACCCGTTAGCCTGCAACTTGGCCGTAAGATCAGCCTTGCTCATGCCATCTGGCACGCCCCTGATAACTGTTCCATCTGGCAGACGAACATCCATTATTTGAGGCTCCCAAAATCAATTACGTTGCCGGACGAGCTAGGTGGCAACGGGCTTGCTGGGCCTGGGGATGTTGGCCTAGCGCCTCCAGCAGCCGGCAATGGGATTTGTCCAACGCCAGTACGATTTGCCTTAGACCTTGCTTTTTCAACGCCGTTGCGAATTACTGATTGCAAATCCATAGCCGCTTGAATAAATTCTTTTTCGTTTGCTGCTATGGACATGCGATTGATTGCGCTGGTGGCTTTTACGCCTTCTTTATCAGTAATAGCGCCACCACCCTTAAGAGACTCAAATGCCTCAAGAAATGAAGCGCCTTGGATCTGGTCAAAACGCGCCATAAAACTTGCTGCGTCAGTGCCATGAACAAGTCTGGCACCGGGCAGCCAAGTTGCACCAACAGCGTTTTGAAAACCAGGGTGTGCTTTTTCGCCTGAAAGTAGCTTTCCGGTTTTTGAATCGCGTTTGCCAATCATTTCGTCAATCAATCGCATGCCTTCTTCAGCCCGAGTGATTATTTTTGGCAACTCCTGCACTGCTCTAATGTCGCCTTTGGCTATTGCCGCTCCAGTTTCCCTAGCTTGAGCCATGCGCTGCTGGAATGCTGGGTCTGCCTCTCTTGCCTCTCTTTGTTGAGAAACACCCAATTGACCTTGAGATACCGCAAGTTGTCCACGTGCAATTTTATTTTGCTCAATTTGGGCAGGAGTCATGCCCGTAGCCTGAGACGGCAAAATCTCTTGCTTAAATGTTGGACTGTTTGGATTTTCATCCAAGAAAATAATGCTTCCGTCAGCGCGTTTCACTTCTTTTGGCTTAGGCGCAGACATCTCAAGTTGCTTCTCAGCCGAAATCAACCCCAGACGTTTTTTGTTAATCCAGTCTTGAAGCTCGGGCATAGTCTGCAACCTAGCAAGTTCAGCTTTTTGGGCATCGGCTTGTTTTTGCGAAAAGTACCCTCGCTGGACTCCTTCATCAAGAGATGCAATCACATCAGCACCGCTTTTTGCAGCGCTTAATGATTGGATGCCGTGTGCGTATTTTTCCTGCTCTTGTTTAAATTGAGAGGCTTTTGTTTCTGTTTGAGTCTTAAGCAAGTCTGCCTGTGCCTTAGCTCGCTCAGTCAATTGTTTGGCAAGAGTTGCACCAGCAGTTCCATACCGAGTTAGTTCAGACTGAAATTTTGGCGATTCTAGATCAGGGCTGCCGGCAAGATAGTTCCTCAGCCCTTCCTGCTCCTGCAAGCCGCGCTGGTACTCCTGCATCTGCATATTGGCAAGTTCATTGGCTCGCTGCCCGCTCTCAAGCTGCTGGAACTTAGCAAGCCGGTTCAGGGGTGACTCAAGCTGTGTGGTGGGCTGGAAGCCCATTGCGATTCTTGGATCGATTGGCATGATTAACCTTTATATAATTATGTCCACGACCCGCCGATTCCAATATCGCGGTCATCAGGAAGGTAGGAAACGGAGCTTCCCACTTGTGGCCTCATCCTATTCAAGTACTGCTGATCCCCATACATGTTCAAGCCTTGGTTAAGGGCACCAGTCAAAGCATTGGCACCGCCCATGTAGCCAGAAGCCCTTGCATTACCTGCGCCCATGTAAGCCTCACCAGCGCCTTGTGCATAGTTTCCAGCCGCAGTGCCAAGCGTGTTAGCTGCTGTTTGGCTCGTCCCCATTAGAGACTGCAACGGCTGAAGTTGATTGGCCCGGTTGGTCTGGTAACGATTAAAAGCGTTTGTGTACTCTTGGCTTGCCGTTTCTTGTCCAAATCGCTGCGCACCCTTCAGCGCCGCACCAGAGATAAGTCCACCTCGGGCTGCTGCCTGACGATCCAGAGCCTTCAATCCTTCGCTCATGCGGAAAGCATAACCCGGATCTTGCTGGAAATCCTCCATGCCGAAGTCACGGGCGTACTTGCCAAACCCGGGGGCTTGCCTTTCGGCTTGGTAGGCTTGCTGCGCTGCTTGATCTTGGGCCATTGCCGCTTGGACGGCTGCGTTCAAACCGGCTTCGTCTGATACGCCGGGCGTACCGGGAACAAAAACTTGCTGCCCCCCAGCGTCTCCGCCATAACCTCCGGCGTAGCTTGTCTCATACCGGCCTTCAGTGCCTGGACGCATGTACTGGGCAGCCAAAGCATTGCGAATCTCGGCTTCAGAACGAACAGTTGGCGCTGCGCCCTGCAAGCCAAGCATGTTCAAGTAACGCTGCTGTGCGGTCAGACCCGCCTGGCGGAATGGCTCCTGCAAGGAGATCTGTTTCTCAAACATCTCCTTCTGGAGTTGTGCGGCACGATCCGCTGATGCGGCTTGAGCTGCTGCTGCATCGCTTGATGCACCTGCGCCAATCAGACCCCCTAAAACTGCCCCACCCGCTGCAATCCACGGCATATCAATCCCCTTGGCTCAGTTTCTGAGCAATGTTTTGTACAACTTCTGCATCTGGAGATGCAATGATTACGTTATCCACTTCATGCTCATCGGTGCAATCGGTGGCATGAATGCAATACCAAACCACGTCCGTCAACGACCTCACGCCATGATGCTTGCCTGCCTCAATTGTCAGGCAGGCAGGGGCATGTAGTACAGATGTTTTGTCGTCCACCATCAGTTCCACAGACCCGCTCGCCAGAATGGATAGGTGATCGTGCAGGTGCGCGTGTTGCACCAACCAACTACCAGCAGGAATACGAGTCTCTTTAGCGTATACGCCAGAACTGAAATGGTGTTCGATCATGTAACTTCCCGACCACTAGCCCGAATGTTGATCGACGCAGCAGTCCCGGCAATGGTGGAAATGAACCCGCTAGGGTTGAGCACCTGTCCAACGATCTCCGGGAACGTGTACACCTCGGCAGGTTGCAAAGTCTTGGTCTTGGTAATCAAATTCTGATTGCCCGAGGTGTCGCCACCCGTGACCAAGTTTACAGAAATTGTTGCCGCCGCCGTGTTGTAGTTTGTGGCGGTGAACTTATCAATGATGGTCGTGACGTTGGTGGCTGTGTACTGCGTGGTTTGCGTAGCTTCAGCGATTTTGCCTGGGATCAGGACTTTGACGGTAACGGTCATGTTGTTCCTCTTTTAACGCAATGGGGCCACAGTCTGGGTGCGCAAGTACGCCACAATCGCGGCGATCACCGCACCAACCAGACCTTGAGCTTCTGGCGACATGGGGATCTGCACCAGAAAGCCTTGAGCAACTGACAACATCGCCAAAATTGCGGAGAACCACATTGTTTTTGATTTCAGCATTTTGTTGCCTTTGCTATGGAAGATTGTTTTAAAGTTCAGATTCTGCTGTATAAACCCCAGCTACCGAAGCGTCTGTTAAGCCACTTGTTACAGCGCTTATTAAAAAAGAATCTTTACAAACTTGACTTGTAAGAGCGCTACCGCAAGCAGTATAAACAAGACTACTTAACGCAATAGTTGGCGAAGATGTGCGCATGGTTGTCTTCAAAAACACACTCCCAAAACCCCAAGTACCTGCTGCATTAACGTATCTTGTTACATAAAACGGAGAAGTAATAAAATACCGTTGGCACCTAGATTGCTGAGTAGCAGCGTCAATGTATTCAAAAGGCGTGGCGGCAACCCCAATTTCTAACTGCACCGAACTTATGCTAAAAGTAATTGTACCAGTTGCAACACTTTGAGCAGACCTGAAAACAATCTCAAGGCCATTTGCGGCATTGGCCGGAAGATTGGTAAAAGTAAATGTAAACAGTGTTGCTGTGTTTGTAATTGCTATTGCGTTAGTAGAAATGTTTGTAACAGATGAAAAATTGTCCGACGAATTTGCGTAATTTAAAGACACCGAACAGGCTACACTGCCAGACGTAGTTGATCCAGACGCCATAAAACTAAGAGTTACGGTCTTCCCAGACAAGTCGCCACAGTTAAAACTCTCAATACGGTGCTTGAAATCTTGATACTCACCCGATCCGTATGAGCCGGAGACGTTAACAACAAAAGCTCCGCCATAATTAGTGTCGGCAACTCTGGTAACAGTTGTTGAACCTGACCCAGTTCTGTCAAGTCTCCATCGATCAACTGTGTACCCATTGAATGGCGCCCCGCTAAAGCTGGTTCCGCGTTGCGCTACTTGCATGTTTCCATTAATAACGCGGTTTCGCATTCCAAGCTCATAGCCAGAATTGGCAAGTTTTGCTGTTGGAAGCAACCCGACGGTTCCGGCGGAAAGAGGTAATCCCGTTGCGTTTGTCAGAACAACAGACGCAGGCGTACCAAGATTGGGTGCCACAAGCGTCGCGCCGTTTGACAACACAACTGCACCAGTCCCGGTGTATGAGCTGGCATTGCCAATGTTGTCAGAAGTCCAGATCAAAGCGTCAACGCTGTCTCTGAGCTCAAACTTATACAGGCTGTTCGCAAGCCAAACGCTGGCTTCCCCGCGAGAGTCAAGGATGACAGGGTTGGTGTTGGCCGAGGCGCCAGTGGAGTCCGTGTAAGTTGCAAGCGGAGTCGTCGTTCCTGCTGCGTATGTGTACAATTTCCCCCCAACCAGCGGAATGCCGCTAGCAGTGAAGAATTGCATCTTTGGGCTTGGGGTAAGAGAGGCCATTTTTAACCCGTTGTGAGATTGACTTTGAACGCAGTCAGGATTGCAGAATAGGTTGATGGTATTGCAGGTGGGCCAACAACAGAAGCATAGTTTTTGATTGTGATCGTGGTTGCCGATGGCAACCACACCAGCTCAACATAATCACCAGCAGCAAGCGTAACAAAGAAGTTCCACCCAGTTATGACGTGCCCATCTCCGCCAGCGTGCTTCCCTGGAATCCACACCAGTCCGTTTGAGCCTGCCGCGTCAATGCCATTGACTCTGAACCAAATGTTCACATCTCCTTGCGTAGATGTGCTGTTCTCTAGTTGTAAACTAAACTGGAAGTTGTACACCCCAGCCTCTGTCACATAAATGCGAGAAGTGGTTGCGCCGACATAGACACCACTGGTGATATCAGTAGAGTTGAATGTTATCGTCGTTGCGGTAGTTGTTGAGCCGGTTTGGGTAGTCGTATCAAAGAACGCGCCATACGGAATTGGATGGGTCTCCAGTGGTTTGGGAGCCATCTTCAACCCGTTCAAATCCGACTGCATCTGCTCAATGCAAGCATTCGGATATGCTGATTGAGACACTTTTAGTGCATCAACCTCCGACTGCATGAAGTCAGCATACGAGTCCAAATATGTGACTTCGCCCAACTTCAACGAGTCAATTTCGCTCTGTAGCGAGTTGATTTGTTCAGGCAGATAAGACAATTGCGCCTGATCGTATGAATCGTTCAAGTCTCCAAAGTCAACCTGTGCTTGTGGGGCCAACTGAAGATCACTGAGCGTAAGATCGTTTGAGCCGCTCCCGGTCAGACGAAACAAGCTCAAGAAAAACCGATACCACTCACGCGACATCAACCCAGTCCGCTCATCAACAAGCGGAACACGGGGTGGCGGAATGTTTGTGATATCAAGCATTGGTGCCGCTCACAATTAATTCTGCGCCCATGATAGATATCTTCACAGGGTCTGTGCCGGAGACCTCATAAACACGATCACGCAGTTTCTGTGTCATGCCCAGCCTCAGCCATATGACACGTTTGTTGAACTCACCAATCCGCCCCATGCTGCGAGTGTGGTAGTTGCTCCAAGTGTGGCCGCCATCATCTGACCATCGCAAAGCCACTGATGGTTCTGCCCCAACTGTTGTAGGCGTATTGGCAAGCAAATCACCGCTTGTTTCCGTAAGCAACTCAAAGCCGGATTCGGTTGATAGCTGAATCTCATCAAACGGGTCAAAACCGTTCAATCCAACCCCCGCCTCACAGTCCAATTGCAACGAATGGTGCGCAGTACGTTTCAGGTTGTTTTTGCCAGTGTCCAGCGCCCGCCATGAGCGTAGCCACTTCTGAACTGCCCCGTCGTCCGAGTACACGTCCAAGTCAAAGGCATAGATCCGGCCATCTTCATAGTCGCCAACGATGACTTCGTTGTTGAAGTTCATTTGGCAGTTGGATCTATGCCTTATAAAGTCCCCACCAGAGAAGCCAGCCCGCTCATGCCAAGCCTGGGTGGATACGTCGTACACCCACGTCCGATTGGCCGATGGAAAGGTCAGCACATAAAAAGGGTGGCCTTCTTGCTGGTATGTGTAGGCAACAGCATCAGAGATGGTGCCATAGCTTGCGATAGCATACTCAATCGCATGGGTAGAAATGCGCTGGCCCGTGTAGCCGTTGGCCTTGTAAACAATGCCATTCCCGCGAGCGTCAGAGCCCAGCCAGAAGATGGAGTTGTCCAACTTGGCTACAGAGTACACGGCAGCACAGCCGATCTCATTGAACGCCCCTTGAATGCGCTGCAATGGGAAGTCCGTTAGCCCGGCGTCATACCAGACCTCAACCGAGTTGGAACCAAACAGCCAGACCTCTCGGTGGTCAATAATCATTGACACCAAACCGTCTGGAGAGCCTTCGGCGCTGGCAAAGTCTAGCGGATCAATTGACGCTCCATCCAGCAAGCTAGTGACCCACACGCGCTGGCTACTTGGCTCAATAAACACAAAGTAGCCATCTAGGTATCCAACAACAGAAGCGCCAGGAAAGTCACCATCCGTGATCTGAGCAAACACGCTTGTAGAAGCGTTGTAGATGTAGCTTGGGCCATTGCAGGCAATGAACAACTGAATGCCATTGTCCGACATGCTGACAGGCCCAGTGCCTGACACAGTGCCGATTGACGTGTACGTCCAATCTGTGGACAACTTATACACAGTTTGCCCACTGACAACATACCCGTAACCGCCAAATGCCCATAAGCCACGAATTGGCCCAGTCCCAATCGTTGCAAGCCTACGCAATCCAGGCGCCCGCATGAAGAACGCAGGCTCTTTGCCCCCGTCCGGCACGATCTCGGGAAACATGTTGACGAGACGATTCACCGCCTCGTTAACGGATCTGGCTACATATGCTTGGCCGAGGATGGGGGTCTTCATGCTATAATTTCCGCATCAATAATTGCCCGCAAAAACGTTGAACCGCTGCCGTGTCGCAACAATCGGATAAGGCAAGCTCATCAGGTCTTCAGGATTGTTGACACGCTTCAGATTCCGCTTTGAAGTCATCGCAATGCGGCTGACAGTAGGCGAAGGCTCGACGCCGAACTCTGGTGCAATCTCGCAAGCCAAGTTGTACTTAAACGCACGAAGATAGCCTGGCGGCAGATATAAAGTCGTTGCCAAAGTCGCAGGCTGAACCAACTCATCCACCGAGATGAAGTGCCACTCCAACGCCCGGGTGGGTTTTGGGTAGACCGTCATCTGGATGTTGGGATACTCCATGTTTACCCACATTACCTGTGGATAAGTAGAGGTCACCGTCTTCACAGCAATGCCGTCATATTGCTGCTGGTTAATCATTTTGATCCCGAACGACACGTTTGTCGTTGGATCACGGAAGTAGGTGGAATCGTCCAGCAGGACGGGACGATTGCCAACAAAGTCACCAGATGGGCCAAGGTGCCGCTGGATTTGATCCGCAGGCCAAGTGAACACTTGATCCTGGGTGTTGTAGATCATCAGACGTTCGGTGTTCCACGAATCAATCATCTGATTCATAGCAGCAAGCGCGTCTTGGGATGTCTCCGGCGATGGTGTTTCGCCTTCAGCGATTACCCCAATCAGCCGGAGTGCTGAGTTGATAATTTCACCGGCTGATGCCATTTCTTACGCTCCTTGCGTTTGTGTCTTAGGGGGTCGTCCCCGACGCTTAACTTCCAGTTCATTCACGGGAGCCGCATCTTCAGACAAAGAAGGCGTATCGTGAGTATAGCGTAACCAGCCGTTACGCTCATCTTCTTCTGCCTCAATGTCAAGGCTAGCAATCTTTGAGCCGTGCTGTGGGTGCTTCAGGTAGATCATGGGCATGATAAGTGCCCCACGCCATTGCTGGCGCAGGGCCTTTACTACTTAGGCAACGCGATACAGCGTCCAAGCGCCAACGTCACTCTTGCGAGCAAGGAAGCGAGCAGACGAGGTAACAGCAACAACAGCGTTACCAACAATCGTCCAGCCAGTGCCGACCAGCACAGTTACTGCGCCAGAGCTGGTGCCCAGATTGACCAAGGCCAGTTCAAACGTAGAACCAATTTTGGCGTTCGTGAGAACAGCTTCGGTCAATGCCACGGTGGGCAAAGTGTACGAAGCCGCGGTCGTGCTGGGGTTGGCAACCAACATACCACCCGTGACTTGCGCAGCGGTCAGCGTTGCAGTTGCGGTTGCGGTCTGGGGGTCAGCCATTTCGCCCAAAAAGATTTCGTTGACGTTACCGTCGCCGATTTGAAAACCACCACCGACTGATGGAAGAGGCATGATATTTTCCTTAAAAAAGTTACAAGAAGGGGCCGAAGCCCCTTATATAGGTTAGCCCCAGATACGGCAAGCCATTGCAGGACGAATGACCTTGTAACCGTACAGAACGTCAATACGGCAAGGCATACGGTCATTGTTGATGTCGTATTGGCGAACAATACGCATCGAGATGCCGTTGTGAACTTGGCGAGAGGCCATATCCACACCTTGGGGCAGCAACAGATCAGCGGTTGCGAAGGTGATCGCATCCTTGTGATACACCAAGTTCTGAGCGTAGCCGGTAGCAGAGCCACCAAGGAACGTCAGAGCAGCGCTGGCAGCGGGGAATGCGCTAACCGTCGCCAAGGCATGAGCCGAGGTGAAGATAGCAGGCGAAACGCTCAGGGTTGCAGAAGTGCCAGAAGACACGGACACGTCAGCAGTAACGGTGAACTGTTGCAGTGCGCCGGTCGATTGACGGGTCTGGGGGTTAACAGCAAACACGCCAGCGATAGTGAACACGTCACCAACCTTGAAGGTAGGTGAACCGCTGGTGAAGGTGATGTTGATCGAGGTGGCACCTTGGCTGAACGTAGAACCAGCTGCAACGATAGGAGCCGTCGGGGTAACGCCAGTCGTGTGGTTAACGATGGACTGAGACATATTGATCTCGTCGAAACCAAGCACACCGGTGCCCATCATGCCATTCTTGAACTGCTTGCTGATGGTGTCAACAGGATTGAACAGACCCTTCATGCCTTCAACCAGACCTGCGTTAGCGGCAGGGTTGACGGTGGCATAACGGGGGTTCATACCAGCCGCGTTCTCGTTCAGCTTTTGCTGGGCTTGCAGCAGAACCAAAGAGGTGCCGGGAGTGGTGCCAGGGGTGCCAACAGAAGAGTAAATCTGCTTGTAGGCGTTGGCAACGTCAGCATCAATAGCGGCAGCCAGTTGGCTAACGCGAGGCTTCAGAACACGCTCTGCGAAGTCATCCAATTGCATGGTGAGTTCAGCGGAGGTGAAGTTAACACCAATGTGCTTTTGCGAATCAACAGCCAGAGTCGTGGATTGCTCGTTGTCGTCCTGAACTTGCAGAGCGGCACCGTCGGTCACCAAAGCGCGGTCAGGCAAGCGGATACGCAGGGTGGAACCGATCTTGGCACCTTCAACAGCGAAGCTGTCGTCGTACTGACGGTTGACGTTACGGGTGAGCACCAGGTTGTTCTCCAGGATCTGGAGAGCCTTCCGGGTGATCATATCAATGGTAAGAATGTTATTTGCCACAGCAAATTTCCTTTAGAAGTGATTAGCGGTTTTGTGCTTCCAACTTTTTCCGCATACGCATGTTTTCAGCTTCAATCCATTGGCTTGCCGTCATAGTCTTAGTAGAACGCGGGTCAGTGGTGTCGTATGCAGGACTTCCCGTTGTGCGGGCAGTCACAGGCGTAATCGGTGTTGGAGCGCTTGAAGTTTTCTTCACAGGTGGACTATCAACCAATTTGGCCTCCAGCCTACCAATCTCTTTTGCCTGCGCGTAAGGCGTCAAACGAGAGATGCGTTCAGCTTCTTTCGGGTTTGATCCCAAGAAGTAGGCAATATCTGGGCCCACATCAGAATACTGAATTGCTTCTGCCATCACGGTTGTGATTGGTAGCTTGGGGTTGTATGCGACTTGTTCAAAGTCCTCATATTTTCCTCGAGCATCTTCCTCACGATCATGATAGGCGCTGAGAACTTCTTGCTGTTGCCGTTGGCTTTCACGACTACGAAGCAGCTCCTCGGCTTTGCGCGTTGCCAATGCTTCTGCATACGCCTCAACCGACTCAAACTGATCCGCAGGCGGGACATCCACCGGCACACGCGGCGCTTGAGCCTGAGCCGAACGCTGCGCTTGTTCTCTTTCCCATTTGCGTTGCTCACGAGCAAGGCGTTTACCAATAGCTGCATCAAGCTCTTCTTGTGTGAAGGTCTTGCTTGCTTCCGCTGGCTTTTCTTCCGGCTGAATAACTTCAGTTTCTGGAGCTGCCGTAGCTTCCAGTTCTGGCGCGGGCACTTCCGCTGAGATTTGCACTTCGTCTGTCATGTTTGATTCCTGAGAATCCCTGGTGAATCGCACCAGTACGGGGTTAGTTTACTTCAAATTACTTAGTTTGCTTTCCAAAGATTCAACTTTGGCTGTCAACTCTTGAATCGCTTTAATCATTGGGCCGATCAACTCTTCGTAGCCAATTGACAGAACATCTTTCCCGCCAGTCTTGGAGTGATCTTGAAGCCCGCCAAAATCCACGTTCAAGAAGCTGCAAGCTACGGCCACCTCTTGCGCTATCAAGCCATGATGGAACCTTGAGCGCTTCTTGCTGCCGTCTTTCTCGCCCCAGTTGTAGTCTTCTCTGTAGTCCCACCTGAAATCCACCGGACGCAAAGTCTTGATGAAATCAAGGCCAAGAACAGTGTCTTTAATGTCCGTTTTATCCCGCGCATCTGAGCGATTCTGTACAGCGCCGTAGGCGTAGGTGGTTGTAGCAGAGTCTCCAAGTTGTACTTGATTGTTACCAGTAACATCTGAATTTGCACCCAACCCTGTGCAATTACTTAAAGCAGCACCTACGTCTAATGCAAGATATCCAACGGCAGTATTATTTGATCCAGTTGCGCAGTAAAATAAACTTTGTGTACCAATGGCTGTGTTATTTTGTCCTGTCGTACAACTATATAAGCTATTGGATCCAAAAGAAGAATTTGCTTGCCCAGTGGAAACAACTTTACTGCTTTCATGACCAACAGCTGTGTTAGAAGCTCCAGCGCTGTTTCTTAAAGCATTTTCTCCAATTGCAATATTAAAACTACATTCTGCACCATATAACGCAGAGTATCCTATTGCAACATTGCTGGCACCATAAACTAAATATCTACCAGCTTCGCTTCCAATTGCAGTGTTGCTGGAAAAAGGAGTAACAGAGCTTATAAGTGCAGATTGGCCCAATGCAAAAGAAGTTTCACTATTTCCGTTGGAAAATGTTGGATTTCTGTATTTGTATACAACACCAGATACTAAATAATTTCCTTTTGGAATATATTTGCTACCTGTTGCGTTTAGCCAATTTGCCCAAGCAGTCGTATCATTTGCAACCCCATCCCCAACAGCGCCAAAGTCTTGGGGAGCAATAAGATCTCCCAACTTGCTTGAAATCTGTCTTGTAACGGCTCCGGTACCAGTTGCGGTAAATGTGCTGCTACCACTCAGGTTGGAAGCCGCCACCTTGACCGTTACGCCCCCCTGCACCACCGGAACAAGCTCAGTACCAGCCAGTGGGGTACTTGCTGCTGGAAGATTGGAAATCTTGACGCCTGCCATTTTTGGTTCCTTTAAGCCCAGACCCTAATCGGTTGCTGAACATCTACTTCGTATTCACAGAAATCGTCTTCGCCAACATCGCGCACGTTGACGTGCCAGCCTGGGACTGCTTCAGTCTCAAAAATTGGGCCTTCTTTTGAGTGAATGACTACGCCGGTTTGCCTATAGATGCTGCCAACAACATCTACCGAGAAGCCAAACTTCGGCACCAAATCATCATCCACTTTGTCAAACAAGACCGACTCGGCCTCCGCTTTACTGCTGAACTTTAAATGCTTATCCATTATTTAACCAATGATTTTGATTGCGGAAACCATGCAGGATCAAACGGCTCGACCACAAAGCCAACCACACCAACCATCAAAGCATCAGACTGCTTAGGAAACACCCACTTACCGCCAACTGTCTCTTTCGCCACAGCCCAGGCGGTTGTGTAGCCTGTTTCCGCGTTCTTGACGCCAGTAGCTGCATTGGTTCCGAAGATTGGATAGTGGCGTGTGTCTGCATCAGTTTGCACCATCTCAGCAGGGGTCAGGTCGTCCTTAACGACCACCTCTTGCGTTTCCACATTCAGCAGGTCAGGCGATGGGATCGCTGCAACCATGTTTGCGTAAATCGTCTCAAGAGCCGTGTTAGCAGCGGCTTGCGTATTAAAAACTAGGTAGTCGTTCATACGGTTGGCGCTGCGTTTTTGTAAGGGTGGCCCACTGGGAGGTTGGCTTGTAGACCCCACTTCCAGGCTAGATAGCCTTCGAGTTTTTGTCGGTTGCTTAAACTAACAGAGCTTTGAACAAACACTATTTCACCAATTGTTCCGTCAAAGTAATTGCTGGCACCGCTTGAGTGGCTACCTATGTTAAACAACGCGGTATCCGCAGGAATAGTTACTGCTGGCGATCCTTGTGCTGCTCCGTTATAAAGCCCTGTTAAGTTGGTTGTGTCATACTGTACGCCAACAAGCGCAGGAGTATTTGCAGTAATTACAACACCAGATAGCCCCACCACTCCAGTAGAGTTGTTACAAAACTGAATATTGCCGCCATTTGACCAACCCATGTGTGTTGTTTGTGCACCCTGTAGCCCTATATATACCGGGTTGCCAGTAAAGCTATCAAATGTGATTACAGAGTAAACAAGCCAGGGCGTATTAATTGTTACGAATGGCGTGCCGATACCTATTACGTCCGCATTAAAATCAAGGACGTTCAAGCCGTTTAATGTCCTAGTGTTTGACGTAGGCTGCGAACTGGCATTAGCCTGCGATACATTTCGCCCATTTCCACTCTTATCCGCCCACTGACTAACCGTAGACCCATTCAGCGTAATCGTGCTGGCATCATTTGCATCAAGCCAGAGTGCCGTTGGAATCTGTGCAGGTGTCCACAATGTTTGTGGCACAAAAGTGAGACTTTGCAGTTGGACGTTGCTCAGGCGGGTTGGGTAGTACTTGAAGGAACGGATGTGGCCGTTGAGGAAGTTTGAATTGCCAGACCAACTAGAACCTATGTAGAGGCGGTTGACGGCAGGCACAGTTCCAGCGGTGTCAGTGCGTGTTGCCACACCATTACAAGACTCTGCAAAATCGTTCAGTTTGTATGCAAAGGCGTCTTTAGTGTTGTTTGTTGTCGTAAGGCCCGCAAAGTTGGCGATTAAGTTTGCTTGAGCAACACCGCCGTCTAGTACGTTTGCGCCACGATATGTATTACCCGTGATGAAGGTTCCGTAAATGCTCTGGTTAAAAGTTCCATCGCTAATCGCGTAGGTGATCACAGTGGCAGTTACATTTGGCAATGTTGCCGCCTCAACTAAAGTCGTCCCCTCCGCCTGGTTATACCAGCTAGAGAAGTTAGCCCCCGTAATGCTTAAAACATCTGCTGCGCGAGTTGCTGCGGCTGTGGTCGTGGGGATCACGCTGGTGGCAAATGCGCCTAGTTCGAGCTGGGGTAGGCCAATGCGGAGGGTGATGTCAATAGCAGACGTGGCTGCCACACCGACATCAAGCCTAAGTGTGACATAAGCCGCCGTTGCGGTTGGCAAAGTGTAAGAATTAACGTATCTGTTTTGAACTAAAGGTGTGTTTGTAAGGTTTCTAAGTGCAGTACTTGTTGAAAGCAGGGCGCCTGCACTATCTCTTTCAGTAATTGTTGTTGAAAAATTTTGTACATTAGTTAAGGTTCCTGCAACGTAAGTTACAAAAAACGAACCTGTCCAACTTTGGTTTTGCAAAGCTGGTATTTGAGTAGTTGGCTCAAAATTAAGGATAAAATTTGTTGTAGTAGACGTGCCAAAAATTCGCAAATCTATGTATGAAACGCCAGATTCTGTGCCAATAGCAACAACTTGCGTAGATAATCCTGCTAGGTTCCCAATAAACCAATTCGTCGGCAACGTCCCAGGCGTACCCGCCACAGCCCCCTGCATCGTATTGTTACGGATGCTGTTCGTCCTCTGCTCCTCAATCAGAAGCCCCTTGGCTGCCAGAGTCACAGGGTCGTAGTCGAAGCGGGGCGTATTGATTGCAGCGCTTGTAAGCACACCGGAGCTGTTAACGTAGGTGCCGGTGCTAACCCGGGTGAACGTAATCCTCGGATCCAGCTGACCGCTCAAGAAGTTAAACGCAAGACTGGCATAGGGCGGAGCATTCCGCAAAGACGGTATCCCGCCCAGCCCCAAACCAACGGCGTTCCGGAGTGCTACGCCCCAGCTCATCGGATGTTGATCGGTTTGGCGTACAAAGTGCCGCCAGAGGAAACCTGAACAGCGCTCACAACCCAAGGGCCACCAGTGCCGTTTACGCCAGATGCAGGATTAGGCACGTTGAACGGAATCGGGGTGCCAGCAGGAATTGGCGTATCAGCCGTCGTAGCAGTCACACCCTCACCAACGCGCACATAAGCATCAGTCGTACACCAGACCAGAACCCCCTGTGGGCCAGGAGGCCAAGTCAGAGTCGTGCCAGCAGTTCCCGTAT